ATATGACCAGAGTGCAGTGGATCAAATCCACCGGTCACAAGTACGACTGTTTGTGGATTATCTGTCTCAGTTTGATTCTTCGTCATTCTTTTGGTTTTCCTCTTTGATGGCTTTCTTCTTTAGCTTATGTTCCTCGGCTAAATTCTGGTAAGTCTGGTTTTTGTAGTGGACACGCTTCACCATTTCCAAAGTACAGCTTCTAAAAGCTTCAATACCTCTAGGTCCACCGATAACGTCTACCCACTCCGCCCCGGTTTCAGTCTTTACGTACTTCACAAAGCGATAGCGTCCAGTCCACCCAGTAATCTTTAACTCAGTCCCAGGCTTAACGTGACGTCCATTGATCTGCATCTCGGTCTGAATCTCCCAGAGAGCATTCGGTCTAGGAGCTTCAGGAACATTTATAGTCTTTTTACGGCGTCCCATTGTCTTCTTCCTTTTCAGCAGTAATGGCGTCTACTATATTCTTTACCGTCGAAGCATACCACTTACCACCGTTTTGTGTAGGAACTGAATCCCTATTCAAACCCTCAGCAATAAGACGATAACTGCGTCCACTACTTCTTTCTACCATAATGCGTTCTTTAATGTCAAGCGGAGTTTTATTTTTAGGCCCCATGTCCACACCCCAGACAACTCCGCGCTCGCGGCGGTCCCGGTGAACATCCTTTTGACGGGCGGCAATAATGCCACGTTCCATCTCGGCGAGCGCTGACATCACAGTAACAACGAACCTACCCTGGTAAGAAGACGTATCCAGGTTCAGATCTAGCATGATTAGTCGCCAACCCTGCTTGTTAGCCATGTCCACGATATCTAGGAAGTCGGTGGTCGATCTAGCGAGTCGGTCGATTCTAGTAACAATAAGGGCGTTTGCTTCTTTGCGTTCCAAAGCACCCAAAGCTCCCAATAGAGCAGGGCGTCCTTTTACGCTTTTACCCGAACGACCCTCCTCCCGGACAACTTCCCACGAAGTAAAGCCATGAAACTCGGCGGCATTGACAAGCTGCCTCTCCTGAACGTCCAGAGATACGCCGTCATTTACCTGCATCTGCGTAGAGACGCGGGCATAAAGTAGGGCTTTTCCGGGGTCAGTAGGGGCGTCCACGATTTAGACCTTGTCTAGGCAGCCCTTGCAGATAGAACCCATCATCTGGATGTTAACAATTGGCATCATAAACTCATAGAATTCAGCATCAATGTTTGGCTGGTGACAGCGGTCACAAAGCTCCTGTCCGCTTTCGACATCTTTAGTAGCGGCGTCCATTGCACAGTCCATACACAGCAAGGTGTTTGGCTTAGCTAGTAGTGCAATCCATACTGTTGGGTTGGTAGGGTCGATGTGGTCACAGTGTTCAGGAGCAATGATATCTTCCTCAGCTGCAATCTTGCTTTCAAGAGTTGTCAGCCAGGTCCACTCCTCTAAAAGATAGCCTGAAACTATTTCTTTTCTATCACGAGGCTTCTGGACATATGAATAGTCCAATGTTTCGGTCATAATTCGACCGGCGTCCGCCGCGATGCTCTGTGTCTGCTCAGCAGCAGCCTCGAGCATTTCTTTTGTGTGAGCTTCCGCAATTCTCATGTCTTGCTCATTGTTTTCCATAATAGACTTCCTCTCGATTGTTGGTTAGTCGGTTATAAGCATACACATCTAACCCACATAGTGCAAGGTACTCCATGGCCTTTTGCGGATCTCTGTGATAATCAGATTCGTCAATTAGGCAATAGACAGTCTTCAATCCTGAATTAGAGATTAGTTTGGCACAGCCCATGCAAGGCGGGGCGGTTACATAGATACTTCCACCCTCTACAGACCAGCGGTCAACATAAAGAAGGGCGTTTGCTTCAGCGTGGATAGACGGGCAACCATCATAGGCTCCGCTAAGTCCAGTTTTACCCTGAGCTCTCTCGCACCAGTTCATGCATTCGCCAGACACATCTAACCCAGCAGCCGGTCCGTTGTAGCCTTCGGCAACGATTCGTTCGCGTTTATCGACAATAACTGCGCCTATCTGGGCACGGCTACAGCGCGAGCGTTTAGCAATACTCCTGGCGTTTTCGAATCTAATCTCTGTCCAAGAGAGTCTTTGAGGGGGTTCCATACTTCTTAGTATACAAACTTAATCCTAAGTTTATACGGGGTTTATACAAAATAGTTTTGTACATTAACTTTAGAAAGCGAAAACCCCCCGCTCTCTTTCGAGTTTGCAGGGGGTCTCCATAATAAGGTGCACGACTGACTAGGTCGCCACCACCGCCTCACTGCTATACCACCTCAGAGGAACTAGCACCAATGCGAGCCATCTCCGACTACTTACGGCTTTGGTACGCCGATTCACTCCTTCGGGGTGACCACCTACACTACCCTCTTAACGTCGGTAGTCCACGTCTGAGCAGTCACGCTCAAACTTAAAGGTCACTAAGATACGCCTAGCTTCTGAGACAGCCTTATTGTGCACATATGCTGTCGACCTTTAGCTGACCACCCTGGACTCGAACCAGGAACCTACGAGTTAACAGCTCGGTGCTCTGCCATTGAGCTAGTGATCAAAACGCAAGACCTTTAATTCCCGATAGTTACTAACACCTTCGGTTCAGGGGTCTTGCTCTATTTCGGCTGAGTTAGTTGTCGCTACACCGAAACATTGTGGAGATGCGGGGAATCGAACCCCGGTCCAGTTATGGATCCATTGTTCTTCTACAAGCTTAGGCAGTTTTCATAACACCAGACGTTTGACCTGCCAGACCGTCTAGCCCTCACGATTTATAGGCCCGTGAATTGCCTTGGTGCGAGCGTCCTATTTATTTAAAACCTAGCTGCCCACTTAGGACTGGTGCTTTGCTAGGGGCGTCTAACAACTATTAGGCTGCTAGAGCGAATGCAGAACGTGATTCAGCATTTATTTTGTTTAGCGGTTTTACGAGACTCCGCTATCTCGGCTTGCTTCACCAACTTCAGAATAACTGTCGAAACCAGTCATCCCCGTGACACTATTTAATTGTAATTATATTGTAGCAGATCTACAGAGTTTTTAGCAAACTTCTAATAACTCCCACAGTCTCCCACGGGATTTCCACTCTTACACATTTAATTTTAGTTTTAAGAACGGGGTAGTCGTTTCCATCTTTATCAAATCTATCGCCAACAAAGATAACTTCTTCTACTTTTAGATTGTTTATTTCCATCAGCTTTTTCATAGCAAAACCTTTGTCAACGCCTTTTCTAGTAACGTCAATACTAGTAGATCCGCCAGATCTGACCTCAAATTCAGGAAGATAGCCGGAGATCTTTTGCTTTAGGCTTTTCTTCTTTTTTCCGCCTCTATCCCAGGCTTCTTTTAAATATCCTGGTGCCTTTTGGCCAAGAGCTGAAAAAGTGATCTGAGAACCTCTATTTTCAATTACCTTGCCATAAGGCTCTTTAGGCCAGTAGCCAAGCATTTTGGCAGATAGCTTGATAATCCTTTTTATCTTTTTTACTTCTTTTTTGTGCAACTCAAGCTCATAAACAGGTTTCCAACCAAAAACACCGCGTCTTAGATATACAGCACCACTTGTTGGCATTAGGTGTAAGTTTTCTAGGTTTGCTTTTTTAGAAAGTCTCTTAAGTACCTGAGATTTAATCTGCTTTTTATTGCCACCGGTGACAATGCACACCTGAGTCTTAGATAGGAGATCTTCAAGAGCATGAACAATCTCGATAGAGATAAAACCCTTGCTAGGTGCAAGGGTTCCATCCAAATCAAAAGCTACAAGCTTTACAGACATTAGTCCTTCTTTGTAATCAAACGACGCTTGATTGCATCAAAAATCTTTGGACGCTTCTTGTTAGCCTTGCCGTTGTTCCGAGCATCGTTGCTACCTTTAGCTGCAGGCTTCCCGCCTCCACCTTTTCCTTTTGCCATTTTCTACTCCTTCTGAGTTTTTATTATATATCTAGTCCGCGGTTAGTTGCCCGCCAGACGGATGGTGCATGATTTTCTTCAACACCACGTTTGTTTTCAAAGTTTTCATAAAGACGCATGATGTGAATACATGGATCGCCTTCTTCAAATTCCAAGTCTTCTGCTTCACTTGTAGGAAGACCATCGTGGGTGTAGCAGACAGTTGGTCCACACCAGCCGTTGTTTATTCCTAGCTGTAGCCACTCTTCAAAAGTCATAGTTTGGTTTTCTTTTTGGTGTCCCCCCGCCAGGCGCTAACATGACGGGGGGACGATTTTTTGGTCGTGCACCACATCTATCAAGCCTTATAGATGATGTGGGCTTTGTTGCGGTTGCAACATAAATAGATTAGCAAAAAAAGTCTACAAATGCAACAAATCCCCCCAAATAATTTGGAGGGATTCGTTTATTTAGATTTAAGGTTTATAGACCAGAGTTGTCAGTTGACTTAGAAGTCTTCTTAGTCTCTGCCAGTGCAGCTTCAGCTGAGCTAGCGAAAGCGATGTTAATTTCGTTTTCGTCAAGAATACCGTCTACGACGTAAGCACGAGCCAGCGATTCTGCAACTTCCATAATTCCAACGAAAGCCGCGATTAGGGCTGACTGCCATAGCTCAACGCCACCGATGGAACCAGCAGCTAGAACGGCACTAACCTTTAGGATTACAAGAGCAACAGTTCTCTTGAGAATCATTTTTACTATATTCATAGTTTCTCCCGGGAGTGAGTAGATTAATAGACCCTCTCTCCCAAGAGCTACTTCTATTTTATCGTACTTATTGTTAGTTGAGTTCTTTTGGCATTTTGACGAATAGTCCGTCTTGTTCTTTCGGTGGTTCCACCCCAGATGCCCTGAAGACTAGGGTCTTTTAGAGCGTATTCTAGGCACTGCATCTTGTACGGGCAAGTTGCACAAATAGCTTTAGCTTCTTTTTCATAGCGATAGGAAGAAACAACTTTTGAGTACTCTTTGCCATCAGATCTGGTGTATCTAATTTCCTCGTTGTCTTCGGAAAAAAATGCGTCAGGGTAGGATTCGGCACAAGGAGGGTTTCCATGCTCCTTAAAATCTGGATAATCTTTAGGTAGGAAACCATCTAACATGTATTTATTTCTTTCTAACGCCAGGGCTGACTTGTATTGTATCCAGTCCCCTTAAATTGAATTGGTGGAGCACTGAATATACGTACTAGTCTACCGTCACACCCCTCTTCAACGCAAGTCAATTGCTTCTGATCCTCGTTAATTCCGCGGACCTCAGAGTATTTGTGATCAGAGTTTTTGTCACATTTGTATTCGTAAGTCATACATAAATTCTACAAGATAAAAGAAAACCCCTCCCGAAGGAGGGGCTTTCAATTACTGCTAGTCTTGCTCGACTAATGTGTTGAGCTTGTCTAGACGGAATCCAGACCAGCTATCCTGACCTACCACAACGATAGGTGCGGATGCATAGCCTTTCTCCTCAATGAGAGCAAAGACCTCAGGGCTATCCGCAATCATCTTGGACTCAAACTCGATGCCCTTGACGGTCAAGAATCGCTTGGTCTGCTCACACGCAGTGCAGTTTGGGTTGCTATATACGATTACCATTACTTCTGGTTCTCCACAATCAACTTTACTTCACACGCGTCTGTGGTGCAGTAGGCATCACCGATGGCTTCGATACCTAGACCCTGGTAGATACCAGCAAGAGAGATAGGGAACAACTTACCAGCTGCTTCCTCGTACTGCTCTTTTGTGATCTGGGTGTACGGCATCTGTGGGTAAACGTGGTTTCCTGAAGGCAGGAACGACACAGTCTTCAACTGACCGTCGTACATGTGAAGTACCGACTCGACGTGCTGAGACTCAGTCTCAGGGTCAAAAGTTACAGTCACAGATACCGAGTTGTCAGACCAGTAACGCTGAGCAGTTGCGGCGAGTGCCATCTTCTCAAAGATAGTGACGTCGCGCTCTGCACGCTTAGCACCGGACTTGATCGGGAAGAATACGACCGAAGTAGTGTCAGGCGATTCCGAAGCTGGCTCGACAGTGTAGTTAGCCATCTTGAATAGTGCCAACATAGGGTCGTTGTTTCCAAAGCGGATAGCACGCATGAAGTATTCGCCACCTGGAGTCCAGTGAACACCTGGCGACTCACCAGCAAGAATCGACACAGTTCCAGAAGGCTTGACAGTCGTGGTCTTGATTGACTCACGAATACCTAGCCACTCCGAGTAGACAGTGTCGTACTTCTTAACTACTGCGTAACCCTCGTCCATCCAAGTACGGAGAACTGGAAGACCGTGAGTATCAGCAAAGTTAGCAATACCCGACATCGAGGTTCCGATGCGACGGTTACGCTGCATGATTGCGTTGGTCTCTTCCCAGTGCGTAGGCATGAGAGTTACAGTCTTGGCGTAGAGGTAAGCAAACTTGAGCGTGCGCTTGTAGTCTTCCAAGTCCTTGTGGCGGTTGAGGTAGGTCTCGACAAGAGTACACATTTCGTAGCTCTCAAGCGACTGCTCTGCACAAGGGTTGTAGCCCATGATGCGGTGGTCCTTGTTGTTGATTGGGTCACCTAGACGGCCATAAGCCTTCGAGATGTCTTCCCAGATAACGCCAGGCTCACCATTGCGGATGATTCCATCGATAATCTTCGAGAAGTCAGTTCCAACGTTTACCATGACTGAGTTGTTCGACATCCAACCCCAGCCAGGAATCTCTGGGTCATAGGAGTTACGCTCAGGGAAACGCTCAGCATTCTTGAGGTTTAGGAAGTCCTCGTCGTCAATGCGGCCAATCAAAAGCTCAGCTGAACGACGAACGTTACCCGAAACAACACAGCGACCAATTAGGTTACCGAGGTCAGCAATGTCCACAGTTGTCAAGGTCTGACCCTTACGTCCGCAGAAGATCTGGCTAATTTTGTTGTGAAGAGCAATTAGCGGGTCTGGACCTGAAGCAGTTCCACCAAAGGTTGCAATAGGCGAACCGTATGGGCGAATCTGGTCGTAGTTGAAGTCCCACTTAGGCTGGTCTGGCTTCAGGAACGAGTTGATAAGTGCAACTGTCGACTCCATCCAACCTTCACGGGTGTCAGGAATATCGTAGTTCTGAGGAGCACCTGGCTCGTAAATCTCGAAGCCTTTGTCAGCACCCTTGTCGTCAAAGCCAACACCCACACCGAGCATCGATGCTTCCATGAGGAATGCGAATGGCTTACCTGGGTTCTGCTTGGTCATTTCCAAAGTAGAAACGAAAGCGCAGTTCTGCAGAGCAGCTGAGTTCTTCTGAATGTTTACGATCGGTGTGCCCATAACCCAGAGTCCACGACCTGGAGGTGACCACTTTAGGTGAAATAGGGAGTCAAAAAACTCCTTCGCCGAAGCAGCAGCCTTAGCATCTGACCATGGCAAACGATTAGCACGTGCGTGATCCTTCTGAATCGAATAGGTTCCGTTGGTAACGCGCTCGCAAACCTCCGCCCAGGTTTCTTTAGTGCCGTCTTCTTTTTTGCGTGAGTACGTGCGTAGGAATGTAATTTCGCCTACAGAGTTGCCAGCGGCATCTTTGTAACCAAAAGGGGATTCTTTTTGCTTGTACTCCGCTACGAACTCTTCATTTAATTTAAATGAGAACATATGTAGTTATGCCATTTCTAGTAGGGAGTATTAATCGGAATACCAGTATACCTCGATTATTTAGACCCGAGTATTTCTGATATTACAAGAATAGTGCATCCATAATTTCTTTGCAAATCGGGCAAACCCTTAATCTTTCGGGGTTTTTAGAAGGTACAAAGACCTTTCCACATATGGCTATTACGGGAGTTCCCATAATATACCCCTCTGTTACAGAGGCCGATTCGGCATAATGAGCAAATTGTTCGTCATCATTGTCGTCGTTTTTAACGTCGGTATTAACGTCTTCAAGTACATCAGTAGACAAGTTATACCTCCTTCAACATAGACAGAACTGCGTCTAATTTAATTTTACCAAGATAAGCAGCTACGTCTTTATAACCGTAAGAAACAAGAACTTCATCTTCAGCCACAACTAGTCCGGCAGCAAACTCAATATCTGCGTCTGAAAGCTTAAATCTATCTGACAAATGAGTTAAAGTGCCATCTGCTGAGTATCTAGCAAATCTGTGAAAATATGACCTTTTAATTTTGGTAACTACACCAAATCTTCTATTAGAGTATTCAGTTTTTTCCCAGGTATCCACTTCGTGAACAATCGCAAGATTAAAATCTTCTACAGGCCACAGAGCACTACCGCCACGGATTCTTTCCGAAGCTATCTCGCTTTTTTCTCGTCTACGAATTTTTCCTTGCCCCGACTTATATACAGATATGGCACTGTAAACATAGTCGCAATCGGCTGGCTTTTTATAGAATGGCATCCAGTTTTTTTCCATGGGCTGCAAATCACCCTCAGTGTGCAACTTAAGTAACGTTGCAGTGGTGCCATTTAGTCTGTAATTGGCAATTCGAGGTATATCGTCACTAATATAAGGTTCCCGCATTACGGACAGGATATGCCAAGCATTATCTTGCCAATAAAGACGACCATCCTCCGGCCCACGTAGAAACTGTCCGCAGCCAGAAAAATCTATTTCTTTTAAAGTCGACTCGACAATTTGCCAGTTTTCATCTAGTTTGGCCATAAACATACGATTTTTGACCCTAGTTCCAACGGTTGCAACAGCTTCTCCAGTTTCAGGACTAAAGAAGTAATTACTAGATCTAAAAAGAACTACATATCCTTCTACAGGAGAATATCCAATAGATGCATTGAACGCCGACCAACGTTTATCTTCTTCTAGTGGAAACCTGCGAATACGCCAAGTTTCTCCGCCTAAATCGCTAAATAAAGTAGTGGTCATTAGTCAAGTATACCAACTGGGCACCGTCTAAATAAGGTAAAATTAAAGGTACAGATATATCTTCCCTTAAGGACCCGCTATGAGCTGCGTTGCTGGAACCTACAACATTACTTGTAATCAAGGTGCTACATTCCACCGTACCATCACTTGGACCGACTCTGCCCGGGACCCTTACGACATTAGCAACTACACCGCACGAATGCACGTTCGTACTGCAGCTAATGCTGCCTCAACAATAGTAGAGCTAACAACATCAAACGGACGAATCACCTTAGGAGCAAACGCTGCCACAAAAGGGCAGGTGAGCTTACTGATAGCTGCCAATACCACAGCCAACCTAACTCCAGGACTTTACGTCTATGACTTGGAACTTGTTTCTAGCACTGGTGTAGTCGATCGAATTCTTGAAGGTAACTTCAAAGTTAGTGCCGAGGTAACTCGCTAATGCCAGTCGAGTTTGAGGACCAGCCCAATAAGGTCATAGTAAATCCTAGGGACGTTAACAAAGTTATCGTCCAGGAGCAACCTAACCATGTTGAAATAGCAATTGGCGGTCCTCAAGGAGCACAAGGTACACAAGGTCTTCAAGGTTTACAAGGTATAGCTGGAGATGGAAACCAAGGAGTCCAAGGACCTTTAGGTTTCCAAGGTGTTCAGGGTACTCAAGGTATCCAAGGTGTAACTGGCATCCAAGGACAGACCGGTACGCAAGGGGCGCAAGGCATCCAAGGTGTTCAGGGGTCTCAGGGCGTACAAGGCACCCAAGGTGCTACAGGTATTCAAGGCCAGACCGGAACTCAAGGTACCCAGGGTGTGCAGGGTACAAACGGTATTCAAGGTATTGAAGGTATCCAAGGTACTGACGGTACTCAAGGCTTAGTCGGTATTCAAGGATCGCAGGGGCTTCAAGGAGTTCAAGGCCTTCAGGGTGTGCAAGGAGTACAAGGCACACAGGGTGTGCAAGGAGTACAAGGCACACAGGGTGTGCAAGGAGTACAAGGTATCCAAGGTATCCAAGGTTTAATTGGACTACAAGGCATTCAGGGTATTCAAGGTATTCAAGGTATTACTGGAGAGACTGGACCTCAAGGTGTAAACATTAACTTTGTTGGCAGCGTTGCCGATTACGCAGCTCTGAACGCCATCGTTAACCCAGATATTAATGATGCTTACATCGTTGACTCGGATGGAAACCTCTGGGTTTGGAGCGGCAGCAGCTGGACCGATGCTGGTCAGATTGTTGGACCCCAGGGTGCTCAAGGTACAACCGGTCAAACTGGTACTCAGGGTGTACAAGGAACCACGGGTTCACAAGGTATAACGGGGCTACAAGGTGTAACCGGTACTCAGGGCGTCACGGGCACTCAGGGCACCACGGGCACCCAAGGCCTAACAGGACTACAAGGGTCAACAGGTACACAAGGTGTTACAGGTATTCAGGGTCAGACTGGTACGCAAGGAACTGACGGAGCTCAGGGCACAACTGGTGCCCAAGGTCTTGTAGGTATCCAAGGTCAAACAGGTACTCAGGGAACTAATGGACTTCAAGGCGCGACTGGAGCACAAGGTCTAACAGGTCTTCAAGGGCACGAAGGTACGCAGGGTATTGCTGGCGTTCAAGGCTCCCAGGGTGCTCAAGGAATCCAAGGCATTCAAGGCACTGAAGGTATACAAGGTGCAACTGGTAATACCGGTCTTGGCTATGACCTCATTAACTCTGGATACAGAGAGCTTTTTGGCAACGAGGTTTCTGTTGATTTCCAAGCCCCCGCATCTGCCTATCAAGTAGGCAATCTAGTAGAGGTTCGAGCCTTTAGTGGTGGCTCTGCTCTGGCTGGATTTGTTCGCGGAGAGATTGCTCTCAAAAGCGAAGTCGCGGCTGGCGTATATAACTACTCCATTACCGCCACCGAAGTTGGTGCTGGTTCCGCATCTGAGTGGCGTTTCTCAATTATTGGTGAAACAGGCGCTACAGGCATTCAGGGTACAACCGGTACCCAGGGTCTTACCGGATTACAAGGTATCACCGGTGCCCAAGGTACAACAGGACAGACTGGTGCTCAAGGTACAACTGGCACCCAGGGCTTGGAAGGCCTGCAGGGCCACACTGGAGCTCAAGGAGTTACTGGTATTCAAGGCACGACTGGTACTCAAGGATCTACGGGAGCCACCGGCGATCAGGGTATCCAAGGTACAACAGGTACACAAGGAACTACAGGCAGCCAAGGAACCTCTGGACTAAACGGTGACACAGGTGCTCAAGGTACCACCGGTGCGCAAGGCATTACTGGATCTCAAGGAACAACTGGCTCACAGGGAACAACGGGTGCAACTGGAGCCCAAGGCACGCAAGGAACTACAGGCGAGACCGGTTCTCAGGGTCTAGTCGGTTTGCAGGGTGCAACGGGTACCCAAGGAACTCAAGGCACACAAGGTGTTACAGGTTCTCAAGGAACTACAGGTCAAACCGGTCTTCAGGGTTTGACCGGTCTTCAGGGTATTCAAGGAACCGCAATCCAAGGTACCCAAGGAACTACAGGTACAGCTGGTTCGGGTGGTGCTATTGGACACTATGGCTCATTCTACAGCTCACAGACCCAAGCTCTTGCAAACGTTAGCACAGAGCAGGTTGTTACACTAAACTCGACCTACCCTAACGGTAGCGGTCACGGCATCTCAATTGTTGACAACAGCAAAGTAACCATTGCTGAGCCTGGCACCTACACAATGACTGCGGTCATTCAGATTGCAAACCCAACTAACGCTGTTCAGTCTGCACGATTCTGGTTGAAGCTAAACGGAAACAACTATGCAAACTCAACTACATCAGTAACTCTAGCTCCGCGCAAGTCTGCAGAAGAGCCTAGCTACCAGTTAGTAACAGTTACCTTTGTAGGAACGTCGACAGCAGTAAACGACTACGTACAGATTTTCTGGGAAGGAACTTCAACTGAGCTTTCGCTAGTGGAAGACCCAACCAACGGATACCCAGAAACTCCATCTGTAATCCTCGGCATCACCCAGGTTATGTACACCCAGCTCGGCCCTCAGGGTACGACTGGTACTCAAGGCCTCACCGGTATTCAAGGCGCAACAGGTTTGCAGGGAACAACCGGAGCCCAGGGGACGACAGGCGCTCAGGGTATCGAAGGTCTGCAAGGTGCCACAGGTGCTCAAGGTCTTGTTGGTGCTCAAGGCACACAAGGCGTTACAGGAGCACAGGGTCAGACAGGTAGTCAGGGAACCACCGGTACACAAGGCACTCAAGGTACAACTGGCGCACAAGGTGTCGAGGGTCTTCAAGGCCACACGGGTGCTCAAGGCACTGCTGGTCAGACAGGTTTAACTGGTGATACAGGTGCTCAGGGAACAACTGGATCTCAGGGTACTACTGGAACACAAGGACTTACTGGTATCCAGGGTCAGACTGGATTACAAGGCTCAACTGGCCTTCAGGGTCTAACTGGTCTTCAAGGAGCAGAGGGAACTCAAGGAACACAGGGTGTTCAGGGAACAACCGGCTCTCAGGGTCTCACAGGTATTCAGGGTGTAGAAGGTTCGTTCGGTGGTGCGTCATTCGACTACAACTACCTAACCAATACAACTCACTCAGACCCAGGCGCAGGAAACCTAAAGTTTGATGCAGCCCTAACATCAGCTACGGCTCTATACATCGACCCGCTCGACATTAACAACGTTAACGTCACAAACTACCTACAAACAATTGACGACTCAACATCGGCAATCAAGGGCCACTTCCGCGTTAGTGAAACTGCTAACAACGATAACTACGTCTACTACGCCATTAACGGAGCACACGTCCACGAGGGTTCTGAGGACTTCTTCCACGTCCCAATCGCGTACCTATCTGGGTCTGTCTCGTCATTTGCTGACGGCCTAGACGTAACCATCACGTTCGTTAGAACTGGTGACAAGGGTGACACTGGTGCTCAGGGTACGCAAGGAACCACCGGTATTCAAGGTCTAACAGGTGCGCAAGGAACCTCTGGCACAAACGGACTGAACGGTAACGATGGTGCACAAGGAACAACAGGTTCGCAAGGAACTACTGGCGCGACCGGAGCTACTGGTTCGCAGGGTACAACTGGAACTACTGGTGCTCAAGGTACAACTGGTTCGCAGGGTACAACTGGACTTCAGGGTCTAGAGGGTGCTCAAGGCACAACGGGAACACAAGGTGCCACTGGTACTACAGGTGCCACTGGTGCCCAAGGAACCCAAGGCCTAACTGGAGACACAGGAGCACAAGGAACTACTGGAGCCACTGGTGCCCAGGGAACTACTGGCACACAGGGTGCTACGGGAAGCCAAGGAACTACTGGAACCCAAGGTACAACTGGCTCGCAGGGCACAACTGGACTCACCGGGGACACCGGAGCTCAGGGAACGACTGGCTCGCAGGGTACATCTGGAACCAACGGTAATGATGGAGCTCAGGGTACAACTGGTACTCAGGGCGCGACTGGCTCACAGGGCGCGACTGGCTTACAGGGTACAACTGGACTACAAGGCTTGACTGGTCTTCAGGGTCTAACAGGTGCAACTGGTGAGCAAGGTATTCAAGGTACAACTGGCTCGCAGGGAGCAACCGGCCAGACCGGTCTTCAGGGTCTAACAGGAACTCAAGGTGCCACCGGTTCGCAAGGTACTACGGGCCTACAGGGTCTCACTGGAGAAACCGGAGCCACTGGTGCTACCGGAGCACAAGGCACTACAGGTACTCAAGGTGCCACCGGCGAGACTGGAGCCACCGGCGCACAGGGCACAACTGGTACTCAGGGCGCGACAGGGACACAAGGCACCCAAGGCACACAAGGAATAACGGGTTCTCAGGGGACCACAGGTGCTACAGGTGATCAGGGCATCCAGGGAACTACTGGAACTCAGGGTGCTACAGGTCTAACAGGTGCACAGGGAACTGACGGTCTTACCGGAGCTCAGGGAACTCAGGGTACAACTGGAACTCAGGGTTTGACTGGTACCCAAGGATTCACAGGTGCACAAGGTACTCAGGGTTTAATCGGTCCAAGTGCTGCAATTACTGCAACCGACGTAGCCGTTACCGGAAAGCTAAGCGGCGACCAGTCGATTGCATCGGCCACTAACGATGTTCTCATAGAGTTTGTAGACGACTTTGACCCACGAAACTGGTGGGACCCCAGCACTAAGCGCTTTACACCAGACGTTGCTGGCTACTACAACATTGCCCTGCACGCGTGGTGGACTGCAGCTGGAGCCACAACAAACCAGTACAACATTCAGATTCGCAAAAATGGCAACACCTCTGCCATCTTCCAAAACCAGACGGTAACAGGTTCAGGTACATCGCAGGGTGGAAGCAGAATCGTCTACCTAAACGGTTCTACAGACTACGTAGACTTCACTGCATACAACGGAGATTCCTCGTCGAGAAGTTTGCAATGGGGTGGAGCTGGTCAAGGAACCTGGTTCTCCGCCTCTCTAGTCACCGTTGGTGTTGGTGCTCAGGGTACCCAAGGTACGACGGGAACCCAAGGCGCTACGGGAACTCAAGGTTTTACTGGAGCCCAGGGAACCACCGGAGCTCAGGGAATTCAAGGCATCCAAGGCCACACAGGAACCCAAGGACTTGACGGCTTACAAGGTTCGACTGGTGCTCAAGGCACGACGGGAACAACCGGTGCCACTGGTACTCAAGGTGCCACTGGTACTCAAGGTGCCACGGGTGCTCAAGGTACCACGGGTCTTACCGGAAACACTGGTAGTCAAGGAACAACTGGTACTCAAGGTGCAACTGGTACTCAAGGTGCAACTGGTACTCAAGGTACTCAGGGTCTACAAGGTACTAGTCCAAATACATTCACTACAGTCTCCACTCCAGCCGGAACTAGCCCAGTAGCTGATCTCTCTTCAGACACACTGACCCTTACTGCAGCCGGTGGTCTAACGATTACTGGTGATTCAGCAACTGATACTATCGCGTTTTCCACAAATGCAGCATCAGCTAATGGTGCATCCACTTTGGTTATTCGTGATGCGACCGGAAACTTTTCTGCAAATACCATTACAGCCAACATTGCACTAGCAAATGTCACAGGACTAGGAACAAACGTTGCGACATTCTTGGCAACCCCAAGTTCGACTAACCTAATCAATGCGGTCACAGACGAAACTGGAACTGGCTCTTTAGTATTCTCCACAAACCCATCACTTGATGGTTTAACTCTAAACGCTGGAACTGCTTTTGTTATTGAAGACGCGGACAGCACTGTTGGTCGCATAATTGGTTCTGGAAACATATTCTATATTCAGGCTGGAGCCAACTCAACAGATGGTACCGGGCACATTTTTATGGGCCGCTACGCCAATGCAAACCCAGTTGCCACTATCACTCTGAATGCCACCAATACAAACGTAGCAGCAGATCTTCGAGTAGGCGGCGACCTAACAATGGTCGGAAGTGTAGACCTACGTGTAGGACTTGGTAGTGCTGGAGACGCTCCACTCTACTTTGCTTCGGGAACAAATCTATCCACTATTGAAGCTGGTGCTATTGAATATGACGGAAACGTATTCTACGGAACACCAAAAGTAACAAGCAGCACCTACGGTAGAGGTTTGATCCCTACCACCATGATCTACGCAAGCAACACGTCACCCACTGTTTCCACTTCAACTGGAAATGCCACTATTACACTAAACCCACTTGGAACTGCAGTAACACTTCCAGCTGGATCATTCGAGATAGAAGGTTTTGTGGTTGTTCAAGTAAGCAATACAATTAGCGCGGCATCAACTCTGAAATTTGGGTTCACAGGTACGGGCGTTGCTTCCATGCTCCTTGATGAGAAGTACAATGCTAACCAAGCAGCCATCACAACTGTTGCCGCTCCTACCAATGGTGCAAGAACTTCAGTAACAACCACAACGATAGTGAGCAACCCAACCAATGGGTACTACACACGTGTCTGGTTTAAGGGAATTATTAGAACCTCTTCGACGGCTTCTTTCTACCCTATTTTTACCGTGATAAACGGTGCTGTACCGGCAACAGCAACTTTGACAGCGCAGCCAGACGGATTTATGAAGGTAACCCCACTAAACGGAACTTACACCGCAGCAGTTAATATTGGAGGCTGGGCTTAATGGATAGATTTCACTGGTTTTGCTATTGTCGCACTGAAGGCTGCTTGAACTCAGGAAATGCTAACTACATAATCACTGACCAAGAAGTCCCACCAAATCCTACGTGTGCAGAGTGTCTTTCTCCAATTACGGAAATTATTTTAGTAGAAGACCCCAATACTATCTAACCCAGAGCATTCCAACATCTGCTGTAGGTCTAAGACAGGACCGCATCCAGCCATCGGTAGTCCACCAATATTCTTTGGATGCTCTATCTTTTTCTAGATCAGTACGTTTTTTGATTGGTAGCCATTCTTCCTCCGGCTCCAACAAATGGTGCTCGATAAACTGAAGCCTGTATTCCGTGTACCCGATCGATGCCAGGTATTGCAGCTGCTTGTTGTGCTCGGACATAGTTTCTTTAGTCCACTCAAGCGCAAGTTTTCCAGAATACTTAGACATACCACGAAGCACTTGCCATTCGGCTCCTTCAACGTCGATCTTGATTAAATCCGGCTGCCCATACCTCTCGATAAGCCAATCCACCGTACAAGTGTTTACAGCAATAGTGCGAAACTCTTTTCCGTAGTATGGCATATCAGGGTCAGTCAGCCAAGATTTTTCAAGAGTAGATAGGCCATCCTCAATGCATTCATAAAATTCGAGACGTTCACTAACCTCAGATCCAACGCCAAATCGTAGTGGTATAACCCTAGGCTCGTAAATAAAATTACGAACAAGCTCAGCAAAAACTCGAGGGGCCGGTTCTAAAGCAATCACTTTATAGCCACGCTCAAGACCAGCAATAGTGGCATCTCCACGATTAGCCCCAATGTCAAACATCAGTTTCATTAAGATCCAATCTAGACAGATTATCTAGCACCGCAGCGGCATACTCTTCATTTACAAACCTATTGTCGGATAGTTTTCGAAGTAGGTTAAGACTTTCATCCTTGCGACCAATCCACCAAGCAGCAACTGCTTGCTGAAACTCAAGAGCCCAGTAGCCGGGATAGCCAACATCAATAGGGAGTTCCCAAATTACACGAGAATAGATCTGACCCATCACTGCAAAAGTGTAGCTCTCCTGCCAGTTACCAGATTTTTCATAAAATTTTGAAATCAGCAAGTAGGCTTCCGGTCTCTGAGGCATATAAGCAATAGCTTGAAGCAAAACATTGCTAACAGTAAGTCCACGGTCTTTTTGCCCCTCTATACAGATAGATACACGAAGCAACGCTGCGTATGCAACCATTCCATCAATTTTGTAGCCATATTCAGCTGCACGTAGATAGAATCCAACAGCTGAAGCAGTCTGACCAAGTTTTTCGTACTCTACAGCGATAGCCAAATTTTTAGCTGGATTTAGAGGATCAGTAGATGCATCTACAATCAAACGTTCAATAATTTCGTTAGAACTCATAAGTGAGAGCCTCCAAAATCAAATCCTCGACCACAATTTTTGGCGTACGTAATACGAATGCTGCGTTGTCTTGAAAACCAAAACTAATTAAAAGATCGTCGCCGTACTTAGCAGCCCCAGCTACAAACTCTACGCGACCTTCCAAAAAAGTAAGAGGGGCAGGAGAAAGTCCAATTAAATTAAACTGCTCATCCCAAACAACTAGACGGTGTCGGTAGATGCCATCTTTTTGCTCAAGATAGTTTTTAAATAAATCAACTTCGTGCGTGATTGCGATATACACATTCCCCCAACGCAGAACCTGAGAACTTCCACGCTGATCTTTAGGTGGGACAAGCCCAGGAGTTAGTGACACCTGCTCACAGCGGGCTGGCTCATCAGGCCAGGTTCGCACAACTTCTGTCGGCGAAGTCCACTTCACAAAGTGAAAAGGTTTATCGAGTATTGGCATCCAATTCTTTTCACAGTAGGAATTGTTCAAACCAGGAGTAGGGATGCGAAGACGAGACACCTCTTTGATTTGCCAAGTGTCTTCATTAATATCGAGCTCACTTAACTCCATGCGGCCCTCACCATGCGGAGTAGTGTCGCGACGAACACCAATGTTGTAGTACTTACCTTCCCACTGGACTAGGCGACAGTCTTCTTCACCAGTAAACTCCCAGAGTGGTTCGACATCTAACTTAGAAGTGTCCACCACGCCATGAGCAACCATAGAGAGATTCTCATCCAGCTTGCAGATATAGTTAGTTGTGCGAAGTGCCTGGTCCTGCTCAGGGTGTAAATAAGATAGTGGACCCCAGCGGCTTGGAAACTGTTGATCATTCTCAGAATGATAGAGCGTGTAGTTGACGTGACGTAGGTTTACAAGAATCTCATTCTTGTCATTTACAAAAACAGACGGGTTCATTAAACCAGTACCAGAAGTAAGCCCCTCAGAGATAACTAAAGGAGCTAATTTTCCACCGTAGTGAACAGATTTCTGTACTAGGTTATTGAACTTCATATCTAGTCAGTTTTAGTGGCATTTAGCATCACATCGGAAGCAAATCTACCGCTAAATATGTATTCTCCAGCGTGGTCTACCGCAACCCAAGGTGCAGCATAGACCTGACCGCCAAGCTCTCTCCACTTACGGCAGAAGTGGTAATCCTCCGAAAGCAAAATCCCTTCAGGGGTGATGCTTGTAGCAAAGAACTCGGTAACCATTTTGTCCATCTCAAAACGAGCATTGTCGTTGTTCAATGCGTATTTAGGACAGTGCGGTTCCATTTTTTCAAAAACACTACGTTTAATTGCCATAAGACCAGTTGCAACTTCAGTTACTTCTACTGGCTCAGCTAGATTGATTCTAGTCTCTCCCGGCAGCAGATTTAGTGCAAATATGCCAGAGTACTGAGGAAGATTGTCTTTACCCTCTAGAACAGCCTTTTTGATGTTGTTCCAGTTGATATTCTTCATTGGATAAATTCCACCAATGATGTCTTTATCTGTTTCCAGCATCTTAATTACATCGGCTCCGTTAAAGCCTTCGTCCGCGTCAATAAAGAGAAGAACATCAGCATTGCTGTTTAAAAACTCATAGACAAGATTATTTCTTGCTCTAGTAATCAAGCTCTCATTATAAATTTTAGAAAAAGAGACCTCGTGTCCTGCCTGAGCCAACCCAAAAGTTAAGCTCATTACGCTGTCTACATAAATACCCTTACAGTTTCCACCGTACATAGGGGTTGCTATCCGAACGTGCATTTGTTTCCTAAGCTATCAGTTGGAGATATTATACGAGGGACTGTCTTGAAATCAAGACAGCCCCCCGGTGCTTAGCCCTCTCCTGGGAAACACATAGACATACTATCACAATAAGTTAGATATTGCGTGCGAAACGCGTCGCCATCGACCAATCTACTTCGGCTGACTCAACAACACGTGGCAACTGAGTGCGGTTCTTAACTTCCGCACGAGAACCTTGACCAACAATAGGCAGACCACGATCAGTCAACTTACGTTGGAATGCAATCTGAGTCATAGGACGCTCACCACGCTCGTCCGACCACATGCGATAGATAGAGTAGAGCTGTTTTACAAGAACAGAAGCACCCTCGGTCTCTCGAGTCTCTTCATCTAAGAACAGTCCAATACGGTCCTCATTCTTGCGATAAATATCAGCCGCTTCACGAACAGCAGTACACCAGCCCAGGGGGTCACGAGCAGAAGAACCAAGGTATTTGATTGCACCCTCAACTGCCCAAGCAAGTACAGCTGGAAGGCCACCCTCTGGATCAGCCAAGTAAGACTTCAAGGCAGGGTCTGGATTTTCCGCAACATTCGACCATGGAATAGGACGGATACGACGCCACATAGCATCATCGGTAATCATAGGTCGGTGGTTAGTTGTAACCCACAACTTACCCTGAGCGCGGAATGTAAATGGCTTCTCACCGGGCGAACGTGCCTGAATAGTAGACGAACCAGTCAACTGCTTGACCTTGTTTTCCTTGAGACGTTCTGTCTCGGGCAACTCGTCAACCCAAATCATGCGCTTACCGCGAAGCTCGGCTAGGTAGTACTGGTCAGACGAGCTAGCACGACCATCGCCAGCAGCTAGAACTTCCGAAGATAATGCTCCAGCGTACTGCTCTGTACCAAGTGCTTCAACAATAGTTTCAACAAATGTGTTCTTACCAGAACCTGGAGGACCGTAAACCAAGAACATAACATCTTGGTTTGACATACCAGTAAGCGTGTAGCCGACTGCTTTTTGAATCCACTCTTGAAGCTCTTTGTCTCCACCAGTGGCGAAGTCAATAAACTGCTCCCAGCGAACGTTACGAAGCCCTGGAGTATAGGAAACAGGAGCACGCTTTGTGATGTATAGGTCTGGCTTACCACGGAGAAGTTCGCCAGTGCTCAGATCAATGACACCATTTAGGACGCCAAGGAGATTCTCGTCGCCATCCCAGCGTTCTACACCGACAGTTACACGAGGGTCAGAGTTGGCACTAGTAATCATGTTATTGATGCGGCTATTTGATTTAGCTTGATTAGCCCACTTAATTACATCTTGCTTTTTCTGCTGCTCGTCTTCACCATAGTTACTTACTTCGCTAGCAATAACTGGAGCAATACGCTTTGCAAGTTCTTGAAGTTCTAGGCTCTCAGCATCTGGACGCCAATATGTTCCATCCCAGTGGAACCAGCCAAGACCAGGAGTGTAACGAATAGCAGAGCCATAAGTGTCGACAAGACGACGACCGTTACCAACATCAGTTAAAGTACGCCAACCTGGGCGTCCACCATCTTCTTCCGATATGGCATCTAAGTCCTTTGGTAGATCAAGATTTCCATTATTAGATGCGTCAGAAACAGACATACCTTGTTCAACAAGTCGCGTTACAGATGTTCCAACAACGTTTGGAGTGGAGATAGTTTCAGCAGCGGAGTTGTCTGCCCAAGTCTGCCCCTGGTTTGCTACCCACTCAGTGAGCCCAGGCCAAGAACGATCAATCTTTGGGCTAGAAGCAACAAAGTCAATGGCACGGTGGACGTGCATAAGAAGTGAGTTTGTACCCTCTAGCTCCATTGGTGGGCGAACCATCTCGTGATTGAAGCGAATCATCATTGACTCAATCATCAAACGAGCTTCGTTTGTGGTTCCAAACTTATTAGCTAGGGCACAAGCAAGGCGATAGATTTCTACAGCACGGTGGCCTTCATCAATTCCATCTTCCAGTACTTTTTCAATGTCAACGCGCTCACCAGCAAACTCAAGCTCCGATACCCAGTCCCAGTTGCCATCTTTATAAGAGGAGCTGCTGGATGTGCGAAGTGCTTTGGCTCGAAGAACCGATAGGAGTTCTTCTGGAGCATCAGCAATCTCGATTTCCCAAGGTGCGTGTCCAGGCTTCCAGTCGTACGAGGTTCCAGAGAAGTGGCGCGACGGAGCAATAAGAATGTATCCGTTGTGCTTGATGTCAATACCCTTAAGACCCTCTTTACCGAGGTTGCCTAAAAACTTCTCGTTTGGGTCACAGCGATAAATAAGGTGTCGGCCGCGAACGACTTTACCTTTTACGTTGTATTCGCCAGTAATAGCTTCGACAGTTGCAGGCAAGTTTCCATCTGCACGAGCTTCAAGAATCTCAAACGAGTCATCGCCGCCAGAGCGTGGGTCAATATCAATAGCAAAGAATCCAGATGGCTTGCAGAAAACACCGATGTTGTACTCGGGGTTCTGTTCCCACCAAATACCTACCTGAGTAGGGTCGGAGCTGGCTTCAGTGTTCCAGTTAAAAAGGGCAGGGTGTTTGCCCACGTCCTTTGAGTCGCCATGCGGCTTACCACAAGTACAACGGCCATCAGCAGCGATTCCGTGAACAGGTAAAAGTACCCAGCCCTGCTTGGCGTACCAGTCGGCTCCTTTTGCTAGGCGGCCGTTTCCGGCAGATTCCCAGTTGCTCATATAAAAGTCTCTCCAATAAGTCGGTGTCAAAAAGACTACACCCTAGATAAATAGAGCGCAAGTCAAAATGGTGAAAATGGCAAAAATGCCTTGACTTATTGGCGGCCCGAACTAACAAGCCCGTCAAATAAGGGTGACCCTTATAGGGTAAAATGGAAAAAGCAAACCTAATTGCTTTCTAGAGAGTTCTATTATAAACCATGACTACAGAGATTATTTTCACAGTCGCAGCAGTAATTACTGCGCTTGGTGTAATTTTTGGTGGTGTCTATTCGACATACAAAATAGTATCACGTATCGGGCAGGCTCTCGGCACAGACGAAAAAGGCAGAACCATTGCCGAACGTTTAGACCGCGTTGAACACCAGCTCTGGGAAAATGGCGGAAGCTCACTCGCAGATCGAGTAAATAACATCGAGGCCCACGTTCTCAAAACATCGGCAGAACTAGAAATCATAAAATCGTTTGTATTAGGCCAAAATACTGCTCCAGCGGAAAAACCAAAAACAACTAGAACTCGTAAAAAAATAGCTAGCTAACTAAACCAAGTATCGCTATACTAAAAGACATAAAAGACATAAGGAGAGTAATGTCACTGTCTGATAAATTATCTGCTGCCTCAACGGAGACTCCAACTAGACTCTGCAAGATAGGCAACATACTTACAAATAGCAAACTTTCAGAGCAAGATAAGGCTAATCTACATGCCGTTCTTGAAGTTCCAGAAAACGATCCCTCTAGAATCAACAACAATGTCATAGCTCGAATTCTTCGAGAAGAGGGGTATGATGTTAGCAATAGCGCAGTTGATCGTCACCGCCGTGGTGACTGCCCCTGCAAAAGAATGGCTAAGTAAACATGGGACTTTCTGAAAAGCTAGAAAATCTAGCTAGCCCTGGAAAATCTGGATCAGATATTAAATCACTAAATATCCCAGAAGACTGGCGTCCACGTATGGATGTAGATACTTCTAAAGGTGGCTTTGTAATCTCCCAGCCACGACCTTCCTCCGAGATTCCGGACGCCGCAACTGTAATTGAAGAGTTTGGACTCGACCCACGCGAGTGGACTGTTTCATCTATGCGTCGCGGAAAGTGGCAACGCTATGACGGAGAATTTTTAGAATCAGTTCGAGTCAACTTAATTCCTAACACGGCTGCACATCACGACCAGCTAGACGCTGAAAAACTTATCGACGAAATTAAGAAATGGCGTCCAGCAACTGGAATCAAAAAATCTACCGGTAACGGCGCATTTGGACTATTCCCTAGCGATCAGCAGCTAGGTAAAAAAGCTGGAGGTCAAGGTACTCAGCAGTCTATTGACAGAATCCTATATCTAACAGAAGCTGCAGTAAATAAATTTGCTGGCTACCAAAAGATGGGATTGTCTTTTGGAACCATAGTTCTAGGTCTTCCTGGAGATCACGTTGAAGGTAACGTGTCTCAGAATGGTCGTTTGCAGGGCCAAGCTGCGTCAGATCTTGGTCTGACAGAGCAGGTTCGAGTTGCAAGAAGATTGCTGATGACTCAAATTAAAGCTCTAGCACCACTTGCAGAGAGCATGATTGTTCCAGTAATTAATGGAAACCACGACGAGGTTACTCGTCAGGTTGCCGCAGACCCAGCCGATGGCTGGAACGTCGAGATTGCTTCTGCAGTTCAGGATGCTTGTGCAGAGAACCCTGCCCTACAACACGTTGAGTTCCGTTTTCCAGCATCTGGACACCAGACCTTGGTAACCGAAATCTGCGGCACTCATCTAGGAATGTTCCACGGCCACCAAGCAAATCAGAACAACGTACTGAAGTATCTATCAGGACAAGCAGCTGGTCAAACAGCACTAGGTCTTGCTGATATCTGGGTGTCCGGACACTTCCACAACTTCCGCACAATGGACATTGGCGATCGCCTCTGGCTACAGTGCCCGACCACAGACCCTGGTTCAGAGTGGTTCCGCGACCGTGCAGGTTTGGAATCTAAGCCAGGACTTCTAACATTGGCACTTGGTGGAGACTTTGATCCTAGAGAGCACATTAGCGTAATCCCAGTCAAGTAGATGAAGACAAGTAAAACCTACATAGTCACCTGGGATGAACTTTTATATAACGCTATAGATGTAGATTCTCAGCTAAGCAAGGCTAATATTGACTATCTGGTTTACGACGTAACAACAAAACCTACTGAACGTCCAAATTGGATTATTGCTGAGAAAGTTAGATACTACGGACACTTCTACAACTCGCTAGAAGATTTTGCAAAAACAAACCACGACATTTTTATCTTTAATGCTGGCGATGCAATATGCGAGAGACATGCAGACTTTGTAAAAATAGTAGAAGAAACTATGTCTTTAGATGATGATATCTGGATTATGGCTCCCAGGATGAGTGGAGACGGCTCTGATGGTATGGTCACACTAATACAGATGTCTAAAAAATATAAAAATTTAGGACTTTCTACCCAAATTAATGGAATCTATGTAGCTCTAAGCAGGGAGCTAGCTTTGTTTATTTTGGAGTATTACAGGTGGATACTTCAAAAAGGCTATATGAATTTTGCTAATTCAATTACTGGTCACTGCCTTGACACTGTTTACGCAGCCTGGACCCTCTACAACAATAAAAAGATATACCGTCAGTGGGATTTTTGGATGGATACGGTTCCGGGAACTAGCTACAACACATCTTATGGCGGGCGAGAGTGCGGAGAGATAAAAAGTTGGTTTAAAGAATATGTATCATTTTTAGGTATGAACAGCTTCACCGTGCAGCATGTATACGATGCCATAGTAGAAAAAGACACTAAATTTCTCGGGACAACTTTTCCAATAGAAAAAGCATATCCAAATTTAAATTGGACTAAGGATCTAGACTACTGATGAATCCTATTGTTTATACCGGCGGAACTTTTGATCTTCCGCACCCAGGGCACTACAGACTACTAAGTAGGGCATCCAATTTTGGATTGGTTGTTGTATCTCTGAACACAGATGAATTTATAACAACATACAAAGGAAAGCCGCCAGTTCTTTCTTACGAAGAGCGAAAAGAGATTTTATTGGCCTGCAAATGGGTGCATGATGTTATCCCAAACATAGGTGGATCAGACTCTAAACCAGCAATAGAATCAGTAAATCCAGACTACGTAGTAATTGGATCTGATTGGGCTAAAAAAGATTACTACAAGCAAATGGGCTTCACTCAGGATTGGCTAGATGAGCGAGGCATTGGTCTAATTTATCTGCCATACACAGGAGGAATTAGCAGTACCGAAATAAAAAAGAGAATGTCTTAAGACTTCTTCTTTCTTGTTTCCTGTGAGTGATACGCGTCAACTGCATTAGCACTAGTCCTGCTTTGCCAACTAAACAAACAATCAGAACACTCAACCATTTTCATAGTTGCCCAGCGGCCACCATTTGGCCTGGAGATAGTTTTAGTTGATAGAGAAGATGTCTTTGATTTGCAGTAAGGACAAAGCGGGAACCTATTGTGCCGCATCTCTTGTCCCTCCCAGTTGACAGAGAGAGTTCTGCGAATCTGTTTGTAATTAAGGCCGCCCCATATACCCCACACTTGCTTAGTATCTAATGCCCACCTCAGACACTCTTTCCTTACCGGGCAGATTTCACAGAGCTTCAATGCTTTGTGCTGCTGAGAAGCCTTATTTGCAAAAAAGTTTTTCATGTACTCTTTGTTTTTAGGCTTAGCACACTCGGCATCTTGGTGCCATTCTTCATTATTAAATAGCATCAAAAACCTCTACTACTGTTATTGGTGTAACTTCTATTAAGTCTTCACCAGATTTCGAAGAGCCGTTTTCACTACAAATAATCTGACGTTCAAGAAGATCAGAATATCCCGAATGCAGCTGACTACTAGAACCCGATGCAATCATCGAGAAGCCTTCAGAAAGAGAAGATGCAATTCCTTCTCTCTGAATGGAGGATGCCAGAGCTTTTCTGACTACTTCTTCCTCAATATCGATGTGCCCTTCTGTATAAAAAACCACCGATTCTGTACTAGAAAAATCGTAATCAAGGCCGTCCCAGATAAACCAAAGGGACTCACCAATTCTTGAATCTTTACTCATGTAAAGATTTTATACTAGTAAGTCCCTTTTAGTGACGTATAATCGCTGTAAATTACAAATTATACCGGCCAGACATATTCGTAGGTTTCAGGACGTTTTCCTGAATCCTCAGGCCAACCAAACTGCGAATACCACTCGTAGTCTTTGTTGAGCAAAGCTAGTCGGTGGCTAGATGCAATTATTTTAAAGTAGCTGAGATTTGATAGCCAGCTTGGGTTTTCGCTGTGGCCTTCTACAAGTCCTAGCTCAATGGCACGCATGATAGTTGCTTTGGCTTTGTCACCGATGGTTGACTTGTAGCCACGCTTCTTCCACTCGTCAACCATTGCCTCAATGTAGCGATATAAAGCGTATTCGTGACCACGCCACATCTTTACGGCTGGATGGTTTACCCAGCCTTTAGGGATGCGGTGTTCACCTTGCGGATCAAGCTCAAGCAGAGTCATAAGAATCTGCCAGCCCTCAAGGGCCTGCTTGTTGAGACGCTTGTTGTCAAGCACCTTGGCGATATCTTCAAAGCTGGTAATCAGCGGTACAAATGTTTGCATAGTTAGATACTATGGGATTTATTTTTCTTTGTCAAGTCCAAATGTCATAAAGCTTGTTTTTATTTTGCTGTAAGCAGTTACCTGATACTTGCCATCAACTATTTCAACTTTTAGCTCTGTATCGGTCTTATCGGAAACTTCATTAATAGGGATATCTAAAAACTCTCCAATATGTTTAGCTGCAATGTTTGTGGCTGCATGATAGTTTTCAGCTTCAAACTTTAGCTCAAATGAGGTACGCATTATCGAACTCGCTTTTCTAGCTTGTATGGCGAATAGTGAACGCCTTCCAAAACAGGAGTTTTTCCATCAGTTGACTTGAAGATAACATCACCATATCGAATAGCAATCACAACTCCACGTCTTCCATTGTGTAAAACGCCAGTCTTGTCAGTAAATGCATTAGGTAGAACCCGCACTTGATCACCAACAACTAGCTGACCTGGTTGAGCAGGAACCCAAACTTCATCTGCTACTACTTCTTCGTAGATATTTGTTCCAGAGGCGAGCTTAGAAAAGTACTCGATAACTTCTTTTACTTGATTATCGGTCAGCTTCTGAGCGTCCCAAGTCTCTAGAAGAGCAAGAAGGGCGTTTCCTGTGCCAATCTTTACCTTGGCTTCTTGCATCTGCTGGCGTACCCAGTCGAAATTTACTTCGGGCATTTTTCTCCTATTTTGTCTTTTTGAATATCGAATTCAGAAGAGTATCTGAATCCTTTTTTGTTGAAATGTTATTTAGATAAGATTCTTTTTGCAGTTTTGCAATATTAATTATATCTTCTTTTGTCTGGCCTTCAAGCTCGTATCCGAGTAGTGACCATTCAGGTCCGAGCTGCGAGGTCTCTTTCCAATCCGATAGAACTGGAGTACCTGAGTTCAATGCCTGGATCAGTCGGTAAGACCACCAAACACCCACCCCTCGCTCCTGGGGAGAAAGCAGAAGACCAAAAGAGTTCTTTATAGACTCAAAAGCTTCAGAGTCTGATAGCTTTTTTGCCGAACTTATTGGTCCAGCAGGGAGTGTTAAAAGTTTAGATAGATCCATCAACCATTTTGATTTTGGCTGATCAGTGACCCAGCTGGATCCGACTTGTTTACTTCCAGACTCTTCTTTTGTTAGTAAAAACACATCAAGATTGACCGGTATTAGACTTTCTTCAGCAAAAAAGCCTAAAAGTTTATCTATATTTCTTGAGTTCCCCCAAGGCAACGATGGGTAGATGGTCTTGGGCCATTTTTTAGTGAGCAACTTGTTATTTGCCTCGGCCATGCTTTGCACATAAGACTCTTTAGCTAGAGAAAACTCTCTACGCTTTGAATAGAAATCAGTAAAAATACTTAGTGGATCGGCATCAATTGAATTGAAACCGTGCTTGTATTGCCACAGCTGAGGGTGGTCTAGAACCATAACTAGCTTTGGAGAGTCATACATGATGTTTATTGTGTGCAAGGCTCCGTAGACTTTATTTGCACTAAGACTGGTTGGTGGAGTTAGTCCAACAACAACATAGTCATATTGGCTCAGGTAGTCTTCAGTCCAAGTAACACTTGGATTAGCCCACTCTACAGTGGCAAATGTCTCGACTCTTTCAGATAGAGTCCTAAAAAATGTAACGTTTGACGATGGCTTGGTGTGGTGTGAAGCCATACCTGTAAACAGGATTTTCATAGATGCCTTTCTTATAGATACGGGGGACACCATAAGGTGCCCCCCGCGTCTATCTGAGTGTTAGAACGGAGTTGCGTCCGAAGTAACAGGTGCAGCCGGAGCCGGGGCAGGAGCCGGGGCAGGAGCTGGAGCCGGAGCAGGAGCAGCCACTGTAGCGGCCTGAGGTGCCTCAGCTGGTGCTGAAGCAACGTCAGTACGGATAATGTGGTACTGCTTGATTTCGTTGCTACGGTTGCCGTTGTAGGTCTTTGTTCCAAGAGTTGCACGGAACGAACGACCAAACAGAGCCTGCTCAATCTGAGCGTTGGTTGGGTTCTGGTCGAAGTACGACTTACCCAAACCTAGGGCAGTCATCTTCATAAAGAACATACCAAGAGCCTTGCCGTTCTCAGGCGAGACAACTAGGTTGTCCCAGACGCGACGCTTTGCGTGTGGACCACCCTGAACTTCAGTGGTGATCTTGAACATAGTCTTACCCGTCTGGGTAGTGGTTGCCTTTGAGTCGATTACCTTTAGTTCGTAATCGCCGTCTGGCAGTGGCTCGAAGTTGGTGGTTGTGTCGCCAGCTTCTTTAATTAGATCGGACCAGTTGACTGATGTCATAGTTGGTTCTAACCTGCTTTCTTACTTGTTGATGGGGTTGTAGCCTTCTCTCCGAAGACCATATCGAGCATGCGTTCTACACCGAGATCGCCTTGCTCAACGACTTTTCCAAGACGTCCTTGGACACGCTCACCGGCTTCGTATTCCGGAGTGCGTTCTACATACATACGACGTACCTTGTAAGGCGCTTGCATTGGGTCAGGGTTTGGAACCTGCTCCACTGTAATCGCTCCAAGAATATCGTAGAAGTACGGAGCTTGAATTGCAAGTTGACCCTGTAGGTAAGGACGGTATACGCCATCCTGACCCTTACGAGCCATTGCAGTGAGTAC